TACCAATACTATATTTATTAGAATTTTCAAAAAACTTTTTTAATTTATTAAAATCTTTTTTATCATTATAATGGATTAAATTTTTAATCTCATAAAACATATAATTTTCAAATATACTATCACCATTTTCATTTTCATAATCTAATTTATATTTTTTTTGGAAAGAATTTGAAGAAAAACTATATATATATATGAATGGGATAAAAAATATAATTATAAACATTGTATAAATCGCTTGATCTTTATCTTTATTTGGTTCACTATCAGTAGTATCTAAAAAGCTAAATATATTTACAATATCTTTAATAGGTATTGGAGGCAATATATCAGATGTACTACCTGAGGATAGATAAATTATAATATTAATAAATAACCATAAAAATATATATGTAAATAATACTTTTAATATTAATCCATTTAAATATAAATTATAATTTGTAGTTAAAACAACATCATCATTATAATTTAAATTTAAACATTTAGAGTCAGATATATAATAAGATTGATATGAATTTAAAAATAATTTATAATCAAAAATTTCTTGTATTGGTATAATTATATTATCACTATTATAAGTACTCTTATTATCTACTAATTGTCTATTTTTCCATAAAAATAATTTCATATATAATGAATTTAAAAATATTAATAAATATGCGATAGTAATTATTAGTAAAAAAACATATAGTAATGTTTTACGTATATCATGCGAATAAGTTTCAATCATTATATAATGCACAAAAAATGAGCTTTCTTATAATTATATAATATTTTAAATTACACCTAAAACGGCAGTTTGTATTTCATCTTTAATAATACTTAAATTTTCTATTAAATTATTAATACTTGTTTTCGTATCATCAACAATATGTTCATCATAATATAAATATATATAAAGTATAATTAATATAAGAACAAATACAAATGCTAATTCTAAAATCAAATATAAATTCAAAAAATATACTGGTATAAAAAAATTTAAACTATCATTTCCCAATTCCACATTCATAATAAAATTATTTATATATTTATCTATAGTAACTTTATCAATTTTATCATCATCAATTATAAGTGTTAAAGTATCAGCTATATTGATTAATTTTTTTTTTATATTTTCAGTTTTTTCTTCATAATACATTAATGATCTTAATGTCAACGTGTACTCTATATTTTTATCTATGTTTGATTCTCCAATAACTACATTATTTCCAAGTATTAATTTATTTAATTTAATTAAAATATAAGGATCATTACTATTTATATCTACAATATAAATATATACAGCAAGTATAAATATTAAATGTTCAGAAATAATATTATTTTTATATTTTTTAATAGCACTAACATATTCTTGCATTTTAATATTTGAATTATATGATGATATTTTAAAGTTTCTATTTATAGTTTTCATCTTTTTTTCAAATTTTACTAACTGGTCTTCCTGGTCTTCGATAGGTTGTGTTTTATCAATTATTGTATTACTATAATTTAAATATTCATGATGTGCAACATTTATTAGATTTTTTATAGTTTTATCATATAAAAGATTTTCTCCATTTTCTCCATTTGATTTTGTTTCTAAATTTATAACAACACTATTTACAGCAGATTGCAACTGTAAATCTATTTTAAATATTTGACTATATTTATGATAAATAGTATCATAAACATTCTCTATAAATATTTTTTTATATAATATTTCATGTAATAAGGAAAATATAAATACAAATGAAATTATTAAAATGATGTGATATTTTTCAGTATATAAATGACTGAATAAATCTTTATTTATTCTTGTCTTATTAAATAAACCATAAGATGAAATAATAATGAAATATATAACTAATATAAAAAATATTAGATATAATGAGAATAATAGCATTTCATAAAAGATATTAGCTTTATGTATATATAATCCTGTGTTTACATCATATGATTCAGAAAACATATAATATAATTCCCATATATATCTTGAAATATTTTCAAATAAATCATAATTTTCATCAAGTTTATCATATTTGCAATACAAATTATCATCAAAAGTCGATTTTATATATACAATTCTATCATCTTTAAAATACTCCACTTGTTTTTTAATATAAGAATGATCGTTAAAATATATAATCGATTTAAATTCCGCACTATTGTTTGATGTATTTTTACTTTCTGATTTTTCAGCATTTAAATCAGGTATAATAATATCTTTGTATGATGTTATCATTTCATATTTGTTTAGCATCGCATTTTTTTTATCACCATTCTTCTTAAACCAATCCATTTTATCTTTACATTTTTTATCATATAATTCGTTAGATATTTTATAGCGTTTATTTCTATTTTTATTTAAAAAATAAACATAATTTATTAAATAATAATGATATATTTGATTTAATTTGAAAAATGGGGCGTTATTATAAGTGTTTTGTTCTATAATTCCATTTATACAATAAATAGTATATAATAGATAATTTAGTGTTGTAAATAATACTAGAATTGCGATAACGAAAAAAGCAATATAAACTATAGCCATAATTAATGAAGTTAAAAAATCATTACTTATCATGATTTCAATTATCCTTTATTTTATATCTATAAATTAATAATTATAGCACCTACAATTAAAATAAAAACTGTTAATATTGCTATTATTGTAAAAAAATTTGAACTTATAAAGTCTTTATAATTAATATATCCAGTTAATGATCTAAAATATTTAAATTCAAATAAGAAAAATATTATTGCGAAACAGGATACTATTAAACCAGACATCGAAAATAGTATAAGCCACATTTTATATTTAAAAGTATAATCACTATGATATTTATTGATATCTCGTGAATATTCTTCAATTTTTTCTTTAAATATATTATATTTATTTTTTAATTCTTGATCAGTAAAGATTTTTGTTGTTTCAATGTTTGTCCAATCTGGGATTTTATCATTTTTTAATTCAACAAATTTTATTGGATTTGTATAAAGATATCTTCCTGGTATATCTTCATATTCTGGTAATATAACATTTTTTATTGGATTACTCAAATAAGAATATATACAATTATTATTAAACATATTTTCGATTTTATCAGCAGTGAGGATTCTAATATTATTAAAAGAGTTGTGGGTTGCTATTATTTGAGTAACAAGTAATTTTAATCTTTTATCTATATCATGTTCAAATAACAAATCATATTTAGCGTTATCATTATTAATAAATTCTTTAATTGACTCTTCAACATTTTTTTTATTTAATAACATATAATATTCATATTTTTTATCAGTTTCGTCATTTGGACTAATTATAATATTATTATGAATTTCATTACTAAAGTTATACATACTTTTATAAACATGTTTATCCATATTATTATTTTCATAAAATGAATTATAAATAAATAGATATCCTACAATAGTAAATACTATAATAATATAATTTGATAAAAAATTTAAAAAAACATATTCTAAACCATTCGTCATATCATAATTATAATATTTACTATATCCTAAAATTTTAATTTCATTTGCCATACTATCGATTGAAAGTTTATTAAGAATAGAATTAGTCCAAAAAAATACAAATAATATTAAATAATGTACAAACCAATCAAATTTATTTTTATCAATTATTGTTCCATCAATATTGAGTGATAAATTACAATATGTCATATATAAACTATCATTATAAGGTGTTTTAGTTGGTATACTTTCAGAAACAATATTATATCTACTAATTAAAAAATCTATAATATCTTTAAAATTTAAAACAAATATGTAAATAAAATATACAATAATTATTATTAAAAATACGGTATCAGTATTATCTTTACCTATTTTTTTTATTACTTCATTAATAATCTGTGAAAGATTCATTGTTCGGTCTTAATATATATACTTATTAAATATTAGAAAAAATAATTTAAATAGCTTTAAACAGCCATAATAATAAAAATACTGCAATTGGATAACTTAATCTCAACAATAATTCTTGAAAATCAGTTAAAACATTATCTTCTACGTATCTAGATAAATAATATGTGAACATTCTATCGATAGATATACCCAAAACTATAACTAATGAAAATAGTGCTAACTTAACTACTTCACTGCGTTTCATATTCATTCTATCCATAAAACTATATTCATTCATTTTTTGATAATTCATAACCTCTTTTCGTTGGTTAGGTTGTTGCATTGTATGTACTTGTTGCTGTACTTGTTGCTGTACTTGTTGGGGTACTTGTTGTGGTACTTGTTGCTTCATTTGATTTTGCATTTGTTGTTGTTGTACTTGTTGTAACTGTTGATTTTGTTGAGTTTGTTGATTTTTATCATCATTTACCATATCATTTTGAGATGCCATTTTATGTAATTGTTGACCTGATATTTGCGATGTATATAAACCGCCTTCTTTTCTATCCATTTGATCACCCATTAAATTATCATCTGAACCATATAATAGATTTAAATCAGTCATAATATCCTACTTATATAAATATAAATTTATTATTTTATTAAATAAATTATCTTTTAGTATAACAGATTATAATAATGAAAAAAATAGATTATGAAACATTATTTAATTACATATCATTAATACTTGCGATTACTATTTTTTGTTTAATTGTATATATATGTTATTTTAAGAAAAAAATAGAAAAATTTGAAAATGAAGAAGAGTCTACGAGTGAAGAAGAGGCTACGGGTGAAGAAGAGGCTACGGGTGAAGAAGAGGCTACGGGTGAAGAAGAGGCTACTGGTGAAGAAGAGGCTACGGGTGAAGAAGAGGCTACAGATGACGATGATACTGATGGAAATACTGCAAATGAAGATGATACTGTAGATGAAGATGATTCTGTCGATAGAGAACAAATTACTACAAAAGGAAATGTAATAATAAATCAAAATGGTAGAATTAAAGAAATTAATATTACAAACGAGGGAAAAGGGTATGGATCCCCACCTGCAATAACTTTCAACGATACCAAAGGTAATGGTGCATATGCTATAGCCCGTTTATTATCAGCCAGAGGCACTGTTTATGCTGTTGATATTATAAATAAAGGAAATAATTATTCATCTGATACGAAAGTTACTTTTGAAAGTCCTGTAGAAGCAGAAAATAACAAAAATTCGTTAGTTCCTCTTGGTGATAAAAAAGATACAATACTCAATTTAATTGAACAATGTAATAAATTAAATGAAAAACAAAAAGAAGATTATAAAAAAAGAATTAATAATGATAAATTAAGGAAAACAGAAGTCGAATCATTACTATCAATTCTTAATAAAAATAATAATTAATAAATTTCATTTATCTGAATATCCAGAGTCATCGCTATATATTTCATTATTATCATATTCAGGCAATTTATTATATTTTTGTAATTGCACACCATCTTCACTATACATATTTTCATTTTTCTTATAATCATTAATATTATCTCTGGAAAAATCTTCTTCTTCATCATCACTATCGCTTTCGATTTGCTCTTGACTATATTTATATTCTAAATAATTCATTTTATATTCTGGATTTAATAATGATTTACAAGGTAACGTTTTTTGTACAGGTTCATAATAATAAATTGCAAATAAAATATTATGATTGACACCTTTAAAATCGTATAAGGATCCTAAATTTGTCTCAAATCTTAGACTTAATTTAGCCAATTTACCTATAGGATGAAATTCCCTTACGGGTATTTTTGTAATTGTTAGTTTTTCATTATTAATACCCACGTTATCAACCCTAAATTTTGCTAACCCTAATGTGAATTTTGAGTATGAAAGTGATCTGTATAAATGTTCTTCAATTTCAGGACATTTCATAATTATATATTTATTACCAATAAAATAGACTATTCCAGGAGATACTACTTTGTAATTATCAACAAAACCATTACTAAATTCTTTTTCACGTATATTATTTAATATACTATGAAACATTTTTGCCATATTAGGATTATTTTTGTAGATATTTTTATAATTATATTTATTTAATGAATTACTTGCATTGGCATGTAAGTCAAATCCTATATTTTCAGATATTTTAGATCTATCCATATCTAAAATAAAAGGTTTTTTTGAATAAATGTTTATTAAATTTGTTAATTCTGAAGGTTCTGAATTATTCATAAAACCTATTTCAAAATTTGCACCATTATCATATATATCAATAAATCTTTTAAATGTGTAATTTCCAGGTTCTATATTAATTTTGCTAAAAATATCTTTATAATTAATTAATTCGGGATAATCATTATTATATGTATTACCGTAATTTTTAAGTATATTACTTTCTTCATCCATTTTATACCATATTATAGGTAAATTTGATTCTGTGTTAACATTATTCATACAATTACTTACCTCTGTTTGATTTAAAACTTTATTATATATTTTAAAATTTTTTATAAATAAAGATCCTGTATCCCAATCTCCATTTTCATTTCCATATTTTTTACCAATGTACTTTTCTGTATAAAATACATTTTTAATTTCTTTTGATGACGTATATGTTTTTGATGAATCTGTAATAGAGTTTAAGTAAATTGTCCAAATATTGTTAGAAGATATACACCATGTAATATGTGTAAAATCATTTAGGTTTATATTATATAATATAAATTCGTTGGTCTCTGTTCCAATTCTTAATAATAAATTAAATATTTGTTGTGTTTCATCATCAGGTATATCTAATCTAACTAATTTTATGACAATTGGTGAATAATCAAGTGTTGATGGATTTATTATATGATTATAGTTAAAATCCAAAACCGTATAAGAATTATCTGCATTTTGATAATCTTTATATATGACAGATGTTTTAATAGTAAATGTAAATGTTATTCCAATACTTTCACCACCTATATCATTTTTATTATATATATTATATAAATTTACTTGATTTTTAATAAATGCATAATTTCTATTTCTTAATCTTAAGCTATTATTAATTATATCATTATATGTTATTACTAAATCCGAGTTAATATTTACTGTAATACCATTTTTAATTAATTCATCATTTTCATCATAGCCAATATAATAGTATATACTATTATTTTCAAAATCAATATTATACATAGTTCTTGGAATACTTGCGTCAATTACTTCCATACCTATAACATTTTTAAAAGGTGTGCTAAATTCGACTGTGTAATTATTTGGATTAGGATATTTTATTCTATTTCTTTCATTACTATCAACTAAAAAAGTATAACTTTGTTTAATACTATTCGCTTTTAAATGATTAATATCTTCAATCGACATGATAGTATACCTTCTATTATTAATATTCTATGTTTTAAATAATTAAAAAGCAGTTTGTTTTAAAGATTTACTATTATCTTTTTTAATTCTTTTAATAACTCTTTTAAATTTAGAGAAATTTTCAATTAAAAAATTAGTGATATCAGTATCATTATTGCATTTATATATTTTTAAAAAACTATGAATATATTTATATAGTATTGTTTTTAATATTACATAACAATAACAATTTGTAAATTCATACCATTCTCTTTGTCCTTGAAATTCCAATACTCTTTTTGCTATCTTCAAGCTATGATCAATATCTATTTTGAGCAATTTTTTAAAATTTTTACCTGTTTCAATAGAATAAAATATAACATTAAGCAAACATCCAAATAATTCTATAATTGCTTCATTTGGTATTAATATTTGTTCTTTACTTATATTGCATTTTTTCTTTATCATATTTATATTTTCATATGACCATTCCTCATGGTGCATTATAATATTATGATGTAATAATTCATGTAATATAACTTTTTCGTAATCTTGTTCTCTAATAATATAAATGTTACTACCTTTACAATATGTAAACCCACCATTAATATTTACGGCATTGATATTCGAATTATTTTTAGGAAGTTTGCGTTTACCTGGATATAAAACTATAAAAAATACAAAATTTTTATTAATATTGTATAATTTTGCTGTTAAATATACACGATATATATTTTTACATAACTTATTGATACTTTTTTTATTTAATTTATTTTCACATAATATATTAAAAACCACATTTTCATAATGTAATGTATAACATTTTCTACATAAATTAAAATAATCAATAATAAAATTAAAATCAAAATCGCTATCATTTGTTAATTTATTTTTAGTATCATTAAATACATTGTAATTATAATGTTCATGTAATAAACAATCCTTTTCATTAAAATTATATTCATTTTTGAAAGCATTATATATATCTATGATACTATTTGGACAATTAATATTCATCTGTTATGAAAAATTGTTTACACTCTTTAATTATATTAGATATATATTTGTCATCTTTCATTTTATTACCGATAAATAATAATTTAGATGACATTACATCAGTTTTGCTATTAATAGTATTAGTTTTATTAGCCCAAAAAATAGATCTTTTAATAAATTCTTTACATATATCATTTTTAATAGAATATTTTAATTTATTATTTTTAATATCTTTATACCATTCATCATTATTCATATCAAAATATTCCCATGAGTTATTCTCAATATATTTGTATTTATTTTTTAATATCTTATAAATCGCGTTTGCTATGTCATAATCTGTATTATTTGTAATACATGTGTCTATTATATTATCCATTAAATATATTATATATATATAAAATAAATAATATAATGCTTATTTATAAAAATGTTAAAGGAAATAAATGTGAAAATGATGGATCCATGAAAAAATGCAATGACGCATTAGATCCTAATAAATATGAAAAAAAAAATTTTTTACTTTTTAAAAGATGTGTAAACTTAACCTATAAAGAATATACTGATAAAGATTACATAAATAATAATATATATTGTGAAGAATTCACAACACAATTAAGTACAATTAAAAGTGAAATTAAAAATCACTTGGAAAATATTCCCATTGTAAATGCTTTCTTATCTAAAGTACCCTTGCCAATTTATGTAATGATTGCTAAAGTTATAGAATATGATCCAGATGATGAAAATGCAAATTTAGCTAAATATTTAAAAAAAGATTTTGATGATAGCTTAAAAAAGAAAATGGATAGTATAGAAAATAAACTTAAAAAAACATCAGTTGTTAAATATACATTTCAAGGTAATTATAAGATTGTTCTTTATATTCCTAATTTAATGAAAATTTTACGCGGAGAAAATATAAATAAATATACATACTTTCCATCTATTACATCTGCATCACATCAAAATAGATGGATGAATTTATTAGCAAATAAAAAATCAATGTTTTTAAAAGCTGTTAAAAATAATTTTGACTTTAAAAATGAATTAATAGAAAAAATTGGAGACGAATATCTTAGTAAAAATAGTGAAGAAAAAGAAAAAATCGATCTTATAATAAGAGAAAAAAATAAAGACGGGTGGGAAAAAGATCTGCTTTATTTCGAGCTTGAAAAGTCATGTTTGAATATGGGTTGTGTATCGGAAGAAGGTGAAGATTTAGATGAAATTATTCCAATGTATAATCCTGATGGGGCTATTATGGAATATTTTGCAAAAAAAAATTCACCTTATCATGTAGCTAAATGTTTGCAAACACAAAATTTCGGAGAATATATGTATGATGAAGATAGTAAAAGAGAAAAATTTGCAAAAAACGCAAGAAAATTAATTGAAGAAAAGTATGAAACAAATGATAAAATAGATTCTGATTTACGTAATAATAAGTTACCAGAAGGCGAATACTTTAGTGGTAAATTTGAATCTGTTGTTAAAATGTCAATTGCGGAATCTAGAAGTAAAACATATGATAAACCTGGAAAAAAAGATCATCAATATTCAAAGCATTTTAATTTAAATATATTAAAAGATTTAGCAAAAAGATATAGAAAATATCCTGGTGTACCTGAAATGACATTCCGTCTTTATAAACTCGATGAATTAGATAGTGAATTTAAAAGTTTATTTCATTATATGCCATGGGGTAATAATTTATTAACTCAAGAATATGTTCTAAATGAAAATGATATAATGAGAATTGATGATATTGTTATTGATAGAAATGATTTATCATTAAAGACAAGAACATTACCATTTAAATCATTTGATAATACTTCTGAATTAAAATTTAATGATAATGGTATTTTATCAGTATATAAGAATGGATCTTTTTTACGCCTCGTTAGAGGTACGGAGGGTATAAATATGAAAAAATATAAAAATAGAACATTAAAACTTGAATTAAATAATTTACAATTTTTCGGAGATGATATTCATGCACAAAATGACATTAGAGGTGTACTACCTATTGAAATAATTGATAAAAATGCTAAATTACCTAATAGTTTAATTGTTGACTCAGAAACAGGAAATTTATTATTATATGATTTAGGTTATAATGTTATAAATAGAATCATATAAAATTTATATAAATATTTTATTAATAGATAATAATACAATATATTAGGAAAGTATGATTAGTAGCGAATGGGATATATTAGATTTATATTTCAAGGATCATAAATATCCTTTCACTGGTCATCATTTAGATAGTTACAGAGATTTCATAAAATCCCAAATACCTAACATAATAAAATCATATAATCCAATTACAATGATAAAATATGATGATTTCGACAATATTACTATGAAAGTAGATGTGTATATTGGTGGTGAAGATGGAAATGAAATTTTTGTAGATAGACCAACAACTTTTGAAAATGGTACTCCTAAACTTATTACACCCAATGATGCAAGAATGAAAAATTTAACATACGAATCTCATTTATTTGCTAAAGTTTATATTAAAATAACCCAAGATACGGGTAAAGTTTTTACAAAAACATTTAACAATGTTGCTATCGGGAGTATCCCAATTATGTTACATAGTGATATATGTATTCTTAAAAATCAAGGATCTAATATTCTAAGAGAATTGGGTGAATGTCCATATGATACAGGTGGATATTTTATAATTGATGGTAAAGAAAAAGTAATAATTGCGCAAGAAAAAATAGTAACGAATAAATTATTTGTAACAAAATTAACAGATAATGATGATGGTTTTAGTCATAAAGGAGTAATAAGATGTGTAGCTGAGAAAGGTGCAACGGCTCCTAGATCTGTAGAGTTTTACTATGTTGATATACCAGTCGTTGATGCTATGTCAAATGAAGATATCAAAATAAAAAATTCAACAAAAAAGAAAAATTCCACTAATGATGATTATTTATATGGTTCAATTTATGTATCATTGCCTTCATTTAATGGCAAAATACCTTTATTTGTATTATTTCGTGCATTTGGTGTTGAAAGTGACAAAGAGATCTATAATATAATATTTGGTAATAAACTAAATGAAAATGAAAGAAACTATTTTAATGAATTTATAAAACCATCAATAATGAGTACAACATTTATTGATGATGAATACGAATATAAAATTTACACACAAGAAGATGCCATTAAATATTTGAAATATAAGGTTAGATATGGGACTTTTGAACATGTAAAATCTACTTTAACAATTGATGTTTTTCCAAATATTCAAAATTTTAGCGATAAAGGTAAATATTTAGGTTATCTTGTATTACAATTTATTAAAACGGTTATTAATGTTACATCAATAAGTGATCGTGATAGTTACATATTCAAAAGGGTTGATATAAGTGGTTTTATGCTTTCTGAATTATTTCAAGAAGCTTATGAAAAATTAAGAGATAATGTACGTAACACAATGGATAGTATGTATTATTATGGATCATGGAAACAACAAGATAATTATGATAATTTCATAACCGATCATAATATATATAAATTAGTTTCTTCAATGATTGTTACAGATACTTTCAATAAATCATTAAAAGGTAGATGGGGTCTTTCTACAGGTGATGATCCAGAAATGGGTAAAGTCCAAGATTTATCACGTATAAGTTATATAGGATTTTTATCACATTTGAGACGTGTTAACATACCAATAGATAGAAGTATAAAAATAACTGGTCCTCATAGATTGCATTCTCAACAATGGGGAATGATGTGTCCATTTGAAAGTCCAGATGGTGGTTCAATCGGATATCTTAAAAATTTATCATTACTTGCTAAAATAACTGCTGGTTTAAATACAGATAATATATCACAATGCTTAATTGATTTAGGTATAATACTATTAAATAATTATAATTTATATACCAATAATAATATAACCAATGTATTTTTAAATGGTACTTTATTTGGTATTACGGGTGATCCTATTTTTATTAGTAGAATATTAAAAGCTTATAGAAGAAATGGATTAATAAATATCTTAATATCTATATCATGGCATATTCCAACAAATGAAATACGTATATTTACAGAAGCTGGTAGACCATGTAGACCTTTACTTATACTTAAAAAAAATAAAAATATGGAAAATGAAATAATTGCATATAAGCAAAAATGTGAAAATTGGTTTGATATGTTAAATGGACACTCTATAAAATTAAAAGATGAAGAGAAAACTGATGATTATTATTATAGAGATATTTATATAAATCCATTAGAAATTAGTATTGCAAAACAAACATATTCTGGAAAAGGAGGTGCAAGTTATAGTACTTCACAGTACGATACCAAATATTATGATACTAAATTTTATGGAGGGGGTGAAGAAAATGATAATGAAAATAATGGATTAATTTCATCTTTAACAAATAAAATATTTAATTATAAAAGTAATGTTAAAACTGGTGGCGGTGATAGTGATAGTGATAGTGCAAGTGATAGTGAATTAAAAGACTATATTGAAGATTCAGAATCAAGAGAGTATAATAAATATTATAGAGATAAATACAAAAAAATTTTAACAATTTTAGAAAATAATTCAGCATGTATTGAATATTTAGATAATGAAGAAACAGATACCACACTAATTGCAATGAATAAACATGAGATAACACCTTTTCATACTCATTTAGAAATACATCCGTCAACAATATTGAGTGTAGTTAGTGGTAATATACCTATGTGTAATCATAATCAATCTGTTCGCAATGTTTTCCATGCCGCTCAATCAAAACAAGCAATTGGTATATATGCTACTAATTTTAACAATAGATTTGATACTATGAGTTATATTTTACATTATCCACAACGGGCTATTATAAATACTAGAATAGCTCAATATACATCTAGTGATATTATGGGTAATGGTTTTAATACTATTGTTGCAATTATGACTTACACTGGTTATAATCAAGAAGATAGTATTATGATAAATCGTGCTTCCATTAATCGTGGTTTAAATTCATTAGCATATTATAAATCAATTACTGCAACATCTAAAATAGTATCACAATATGAAAGAACTATATTTGGAAATCCTATCAAAATGAAAGAACAAGGTATCAATGTACAAGGTATAAAAAAACGAGATTATTCATATATAAATGATAAAGGTATCATAAAGGAAGGAACATATATTCCCCAGGGACAAGAAGTTATAATTGTGGGAATGTTAAACGTTAAAGAAGTTTACAAAGAAGTTAAAAGAGGTGTTTTTATAGAACAAGTTAAAGAAACTATATATACTGATATTTCTATTAGTACTGATAATTCATTATATGGCACCGTAGATAAGGTATATATTTCAAATAAATTATCAGGTGAGGATTCTATAGTTTGTAAAGTAAGATTTTTAAAAATTAAAAAGCCAGAGTTTGGTGATAAACATGCATCAAGACATGGGCAAAAAGGAGTATTAGGAATGATTATACCTGAAGAAAATATGCCATTTACAAAGGATGGTGTTAGACCAGATATTATCATTAATCCTCATGCTATTCCATCTAGAATGACAATTGGTCATTTAGTAGAATGTATATTTGCTAAAATGTGTTGTTTAGATGGTATGTTGGGAGATGCCACCGTGTTTATACCAATTGATAATAATAAAATATACAAACGCCTTGAAAGTAATGGTTTCAATAAACACGGAAACGAAATACTTTACAATGGTTTTACAGGCAAACAAATAGAAACAGAAATTTTTATTGGACCTACATATTATTTTAGATTAAAACATATGGTTGCTGAAAAATTAAATGCACGCGGTATTGGTAAATTAGCTGGTTTAACAAGACAACCTACCGAAGGTAGACGTCGAGGTGGTGGATTGCGTATAGGTGAGATGGAAAGAGACACCGTATTAAGTCATGGTATATCATTATTTTTGAAAGAGAGTATGATGGAAAGATCAGATAAATATACATGGTGCGCATGTAAAAGATGTGGTACACTTGTTGCATTCAATATTACACAAAATATAAATATATGCAAAAATTGTAACAATGATGATGTGAGTGTCATACAAACACCTTATGCATTTAAGCTGTTTACACAAGAGTTAGAAGCAATGGGATTACAAATGAGAATAAATACAGAAGAAATTAAATTGCCAATTGAACAAGTAATTATGAATAACAAAGAAGGTGATGATGATGAAGATGAAATAGAATTAGATGATATTGAAGTATATGATTGTGATGATGAAGATGATTTCATAAAAGATGAAAAAGAATGGGATGAAAAATATAATTTTGAAGAAAAAGTTATTAAACAATCTGGAGGAAATGAAGATGAAGAAGAAGATAAAGATGAAGATGAATATAAAGATGAAGAAGAGGATAAAGATGAAGATGAAGATGATGAAGAAGATGAAGAAGAAGATGATAATGAAGACGATGAAGACGATGATGATGATGATGACGAAGATGATGAAGAAGATGATGAAGATGAGGAAGACGAAGAGGAAAAGAGAAAAGAAAAGAAAAAGCTAGAACGAGAGCAAGAACGAGAGCAAGAGCAAGAGCAAAAGAGTAAGAATGCGAAAGAAAAAAAGGGGTATGAAGAGGGAAATGAAGAGATATATGTAGATGAATATGAAGAAGAACAGGGAGAAGAACCAGATGAAGAAGAGGAAGATGAAGATGAAGATGAAGAAGAAAATAAAAAAAAAATAGGTGGAACAGCTGTTAGTGAAGTAAATGAATTAAGTGATGATAGTATAAAAATTATTGAAATTAATAGATAAAAAATAAACTATCCCATTAATTAGAGTATATATTAAGATTATAATAATATGGATATTTTAGAGACAATATTATATATTATATTAACAATTGTAATTATAACTTTAATTATAGTTTTAGGGTGGTTATATTATGATTATAATAATTTTAAAGATGATTTGAACTCTAACTTTTCTTATCTTGATAGTAAGTTAAAAACACAAAAAAGACTTAACAATAAAATTAAAAATGACATAATAGATAATGATGAAAGAGTGGTTATAGTTAAAGGAGGTGTAGATGAATTGAAAGGAGACGTATACGATACAGAAGATGATGAAGGTATTGATGTGGATGGTATTAAATCGAAAGTTAAAATAAACAATGATAATATTACAGATATTAAAAGTTTTATCGGAAAAGAAAAAAATCTTGATTCAGGTGAAGATGCAACTGGATTTCATAAAGTTAAAGAATATGTTGGAAAACCATCAGGAGCTAATAGTGTTTCAACAGGATTACATCATGAAATTAAAACAAATTATGAAGAAAAAGCATTATTTAATGAAAATTTAAATAAATATTTTGTATTTGGAACAGATGATGTTGGTTTAAATGGCCCATCCGTTGCTACAGATGGTGTGGTTATAAAACCTGATATGTGGAATTATAATATTGGCAATAATAGTAATGATTCTGATGGAAAATTAAAGTTAATACATGAAACAACTGTTGCTGCAAATATGACTATTAAAGGAGCACATAATTCTTCTTCTGGTGAAAGTACTCCTAATAAAATTCTAAAAATATGTGATAATGAAGGTAGCGTGTGTTATAGAATATTTGTGGATGCTAATAAAAATTTAAGTATACAGCAAGATTTAGCTAATACTGATAATGAAAAGAAGTTTATTTTAGGAAATTATTCAATACCAGCTGCTGTAAATACTGATACTACTATCAATCCTACAAGTCTTAGTGGACAAATACATAACCACGAATATGATTCTTTAGATTCAGATGGTGAGACAACAACTATTAATACAGGGTTTGGACAATATTCATAAATAAATTTTTATCTAATTATAAAAATAAAAATAATTAAATTATATAGAGTTAATGATGAATTATAACGAGATAATATTATTACTATTGTTACTAATTACTATGATAGTATTAATATTTCATTATTTTATAAATGTTAGTGATAATTCAAAAGTAAAAGAATTTTTTGAAGTTAGTAAAATTGTAGGTGGAAAAAATTGTTTAGAAACTAAATTAGATATGTTTGATATAGGTTTAACAACTAAAACTACATATGATGCATTTAAAAATAATTTTAAAGATTTAAATTTTAAAAATTATAATTATCATACTGATTATACATGTGAATCGAGAATAACTCCCAATACACAATTTTATGGGAGTAAAAATTCTTATACAAAAGACATATCATCAGGAGATTTATTGCTAGCTTATAATTGTATTGAGATGAAACCATCAAATATTAAAAAACATTTATTATCGTTAGAAAGTGGAAATGTATTTTCAGATACTGATTTATTAGTATTACTAAGCGATAAATGTGAATTAACAACGCCTGATTCAATTAATATTATTGTTAGAAATCATTTACAAAATACAAATATTGGTCCCGTTTATGTATGTATATCACAAGCGCCATTTTTAGCTGATCAAAAAGGTAGATACGATATTGTAAGTCATTCGAATTCGTGTTATATAAAACCAGGGGATGAAGAAAAATATGGTGGTGCATGCTCTGAAAAAATATTAAAATGTGAAATGCTAATTGTAAAAACAGGTGGTAATAAAAAAAAAATAAAGGGATTTGTTGAAACAATTCAAAAATTTAAGTCAAATAATGCTTTATGTAAATTATCATGTGGTAAAAATCCTGAACTTGGATGTGGATGTTTATCGCAAAAAAATGTATATGAAGGAAAAGATTTTGGAGGTAATTATGATTCTGTTTGTTTAGCTCCAGATTTCGCACATATAAAACAGGTTGCACATATCACAGATTATAGCATGGTATATTTTGTAAATCCATATAATATTAAAGGTGTTACAATAAAATCATGGCCACTATATGATTATTCGTAAATAATATTTTTATACTAATCATTATCATCAATAAACTTAAATTTTTTAGTATTATCTTCTACGGGCATCATTTTATATTTTTCTACTTTTTTCCAAAACTCATTAATCAAGGGTTCTATTTTAACCCATTCTTCTTTATTGAATGTTTCTCTTTGAACATTTATTAAATTGAGTTCCCAATAAATTAATTTACCAAATGTAGCATTACTATTAATATACATATCTACTTTATTTTTAATATTATTACAACAATCATTAGAATTCAAATATGGATCACTATATAAATATATATATTCACCTTTAGATTGATATTGTGCTATAATACCATGATTCATATTACCAATTGGATTTTTAATTTTATATTCTTCTTCTGATAAAATTTCATTGAAATCACATTCAACATAATCACAATCAGTTAAATTACATACTGCCAATTGCCCTTGTATTTGCATTTTATATTTTTCAGGAATAACACCATCTATAATTTTTCTTGAAATTGGGCATTTAATTTCAATCATTGTTCCTAATTCATTAATACCATCTGGTGATGCACCAAAATTTAGAATATTTTTATCACATATTAATCCGAAATCATAAATAATAATATCATTATTAATTTGTGAATAACATCTTGAAGCCATTGGTTCAAACATAGTACCCCATTTTAGTGCTGGTACGTTATTATAATTTGTGTTATCAATTAATATTTTAGCTTTTTTCTTTGCGATTTTATCACTAACAACTCCATTTTTAATAGCATCACACAGATTGCTTGCTGTTAATCTTGTATCTCTTGCTTCAAACCATTCTTTTGTTCTTTGTTCGATAACAGGAATTTTCATAAGATATTCAAGAATTGTTCTATTATTATTTATTTTCGATAATCTATCAATAATAATATTTTTATTTATTGTTTTATTTTTATTAATAATATCATCACTATTATTTAATATATTACAATTTTTATTATTTTTAATAATTTTATATATCTCTTTGTCAATAATGTTATTAATGTTATTAATGTTATTAATATTAATATTAATATTAATATTATTAATATTATGTAAAGACATTTTGCTATTGTATATATATATAATATTATATTTATATATGATTTTGCTGCTATTTTTCACACTCTTTTTCACACTCTTTTTGATATGCTTTAGAAGACTTATATTTTTTATCAATTTCTGCATTAATTCTATAATACAATTTTTTACTATTAAAATCTATTTGAGATGGATCAGAAGTCATTTTTTTATTTTTACTCATTTTATTTTCGTAAATTTCCATCAATTCTGTATTTTTAGTTTCTAAAATATTATCAAAATTTAATGTATCCATATTTATATTTATTTATATATATATATAATTATATCATTTTTTATATATTATTTTTTGACTGACATTTTTCGCGAATCCCAACCCCAATGTAATAATGTTTGTCTCAATCTTGGATATATAGTTTCACTATTACTTCTCTCTTCATTTATTTTCCGCTGTAACTGATTTCTAAATCTTCCCTTAGGTCCTGCTGATTTCTTCCATCTGTTTATTTGACGTAAATCATCATATGTTCTTCTTCCATTATAAAAATTACAATACCATTCAATCCAACCATAAGGATCTATATCTTCTTTAATCCAATTTTTACTCATCCAAAAATCATAGGATGTTCCTACAACTACATTATACCTATTAGCAGTTTTGTCATATTCTTGTTGTGCTATTTTATTTTTTGGAATTTTTTTAAGAAACTTAAACTTTTTATGATGATTTTTATATACTTTACCTGTTTTAGGTGATTTTATTTCTCTAAAATAAAAGCCACCCATAATGCCTATATCAAACATATCCTTAGGAGTTACATTTGGTTTAAACTCTGGATAATCTGCAAACTTCTTCATTACTCTAAAAAACGAGTACATAATAAAGATAAATAAAAAATAATATATTATTTTAATAATCTTTAAAAAAAATTAAATTATGTACTCATTTTTATTCAATTATATCTTTATAATTAAAAGAGTTTCCACAACCACAACAATTAGATAATCTTTCATCTGGTATAAATACAAATTTACCTTCAAATATCCCCATATCTAAATCCTTATTAATATAATCTATTTTAGTTCCTATTAATAAAAATTCACTTGTTGGATCAAGTATTACATTTATATTATTATTATTTTTTAATATAGCCTTTTTTTTTAAAATATTTTTAAAATTATAATCAGTTATCATTTTAAATGAATAATTGTAACCACCGCAACCTCCGCTTTTTGCAGATAACATAAATGAATTATTATTGCTATTTTTAATTATACTACTTAGTTTACTCCATGCACTATTTGTTACAATTAGTTTATTCATATATTTTTTTAGATAGATTAAATTTATATAATTAATTTAAATATTTTTAAGCAAATTAATAAAACCATTTCTCTCATTCACATTTAATCCACCAATATATTTATTTATTTTAGATTTTAATTGTATTTTATAATTCATATGAAAATTATATATAGATTTTTCATTATTTAAATCATGTTTAAGTTTAAATGATAATATTCTAAACATTTTATTATAATTTTTTTCCGTAATACCATTCATATAAGCTACATCATCATTCCAATATGCCATTAAATCATTATCTATTATTGAATATATATTGAATTCATTCGAATAATCACATTTATATTCATATCCATTTTTTTCATATATTTTAAAAATAATATCTTTATTATTTTTAAAATTTTTAATATCTTCAAGTAATTCTTTATTTTGTGGATTTCTTATTTTACTTAAAATTATATTTTGAATATCATATGGTAGTTCATTCAATATGTTCATATTTTTTTCTATTTATAATTAATAATGAGAAAGTGTTATATATTATTGATATTAGTTTTTTGTGATACATTTAATTCATTTTCATACAATATTAAAAGTTCAAAAGTATAAAAATAGTAATAAATTAATAATGAAATTTGATTTAAATAAGTATATACCTAACCTAAAAATGTTAGATATTTTTTAAATATAGCATAATTAAAAATTAAAGATAAACTTTTAAATAATTTCATTATATCCATGGTTTAATATTATGTATTTATATTTTAATATTTACGTGACTTTCTTAATATAAATATTATGATCAACAATTTCCATATATTGATATTTTTCATTACCAAAAGCTCTTGATATACCTGTATCAGTATACCATATTTTTTCGTTATATAATTTTACCCCATCCATTACAGTATGACCTACAAACATAAATGAACATTTAAGACTATTTAACATATTTTTTAATTCATTTTCTTTATTTAAGTCTCTTGTCCATAATATTCCAGAATAGTCTAATAAAATGCGATCAAATAATTCTTTATCTTCTTTTAGTACGTTATTATTTGCTGAATATTTTTTCCACATATTGTTAATATATGATACATCTTTATTATGTGACCTCAATAATGTCAAATGATCTAATGTGAGACCAGCATGACAAAATAGTAAATCTCCAATTTTCAAAATTATAGGTCGCTTAGATAATATTGGGGATAATGTTCCACCTGGCTTAAATAAATTTCTTCTTCTATTTTCATTATTTTTCATGCTATTAGAAGAAACATAGCTAAAATTACCAATTACATTCATAAATTCGTGATTACCTATAATTGATATAAAACGACCACCTTTGGATTGTGCAATTTTATCAATAAAGTTTGTAAAATATATTACTTCTACATCTTCGATAACTTCCCAATCATTAATAGAATCATCGCGATTTAAACTATCAACTTGATCTCCCATTTGTACAACAAAAGTATTAGATGGTTGAGCAATCCATTCTATATTATTATTAATTATTTTAGCGTCAATTAAAATTGTTTTAAGGCGTTTAATATCTCCATGAATATCACCTATAATAACTAATCTATCACATCTAGGATATTCGTATATAATATCATCTCCAATCATATTGATAATTATACAACTATTATATAACTTATATAAATTTATAATAAAATATAATTATGTTTATTTAGATAATAAAATAGACAATGTAATACCAAAATAACATATTATTTTTTAGGAAAAAATATCAAGAACCTAATATAAGAGAATGATTTAAAGATAATATTAAAATATTATAAAGAATACAAATCTATATATATTAAAGATGAATTTAATAATATATTTAATTTTTTCAGATAAATTAAAAAATAGACATGGTAATATTAATGCAACTATAGAAGCTCTAAAAGCTATATGTGATAAAATTAATTTTAGTTTTGCACTTAATATTATAAATACACCAGATAGTAAAGATATTGATAAAAATATTAAAGAATATAATAATAGAGTTGATTATTCAAAATATCCTGAAGATTGTGATTATAATAATTATATCACTGCTCTAAATTGTTATCAAATATCTAATAATGAAAAACAAAGAGAAGCACATAAAAGAATTATCGAACATGACAAAAATTGTATTGAAAAAAATAATTTATATTTAATATTAGAAGATGACGTTATTATTAGTAAATTGTATTTAGATAATATTAGTAATTTATTACTAAAAATAAATGAAAAAGAATGGGATATTCTATTAATATCACTAAATACAATAAATGATAAAAATGATTTTATAGATTATAAAACAGTATTTAGAAAAATATTATCTAAATCGTGCTATTTTATAAAACCTAAAATATGTGAAAAACTTTATGAAGAAATGAAGATTTTTAAACTTAGATATAGACATTTACTATGTAAATTTATAAACGATAATGATAATAATATTTTATTTTATAATAAAAATACATTTATAGAAGGGACAAAATTGGGGTTGTATCCTACATCAATAAATCCAAATAACTATTTATGCTTCAATAATAATTACATACAAATATCTAAAATATATACAGATAATAATATTACCAAACAGGACATACAAAATGCAGAAGAATATCTAAAACATAATGAATTTGATTCACCTGATATTTTTCATATTATGAGTCTATTATATGAAAAATCCAATGATTATTATAATGCAAAAGTATATTCGAATAATGCATTAGAAAGTACAAAAAATAATGAAGGATATCTACAAAAAAACAGCGAAATACTTAATCATGCAATAGAAATATGGAAGTATGATCAGGATGTCTTAGAAAAATGTAAAATGATTAAGCCAAAATATTAAACTTGGGAAGAATTATCCTGTTGAGAAGCTTTTTTTAAAGTGTCAACTTTTTTTTCAAGCTTTTTTATATATTCTTCAAATTTAGTTATTTTTTGCGATAAACCATCGACATCTTTTTTAGTTAAATTAGTAAGTTCTTTACATTCTAAAGATGACGATTGCATGGTGCTTTCCAATTCAGCTATTTTCCCATTTAATTTAGTTAATTCTTCCGAATTATCGACAATAGAAGATTCGGAAACTTCGGTAGTAGATTCACTTAATTTTTTCTCTAACTTATTTAATCTAAGGCTAAATGATACTAAACTCATAATTATTATCTATTAGTTATCTAATATAATAATTTATTTTATTTTTTCGCACAATATATAAAAAAATGATTATGTATCTTTAATATTAGAATATTATTAATAAAAAATATGATAATACCTATTAGATGTTTTACATGTGGGAGAGTAATGGCTGATATCGTTGATTATTATGAAAGTGAAAAAGCTAATATAGAAGAAAATAAGGATAAAGATCCTCTTTATAAAAATTTTGATAAAAGTCATACTGGACCGATTCTTGATAAATTAGGTCTTAAAAGATATTGTTGTAGAAGAAATCTAATAACAAATATAGACATGATGGAAATTATTTAAATTATCTTTTATGCAATTAAAATAGATAATGGATACTCCTAATACTACATACGAACCAATTGAATCTATAAATTATATTCCACAAAATATTGAAAATTATATTGAAAAACAAATTGAAATAAAAATTAACAATTTGTTAGAAACATTTCCTGATGAATCAAATGATAATAAACAAAAAAAAAATCCTTATAATTTAACTATTAATGAATTATATAAAAATACATTGCAAACATTTATAGATATTATAAATGATATAATAGAATTAAATAATAACAAAACGAATGATTTAAATAATTATGTAGCTAAATTATTATATATTTTAACTGAAAATGATAGAAAATTATATGTAGGTATTATATTAATAATAATATCTTTTGTTATTTATTTTATTGATGGTACATCCGTTTAATAAATAAAATTATTTATAAGATAGATTAAGTATATGAATATATTCATAGATAAAATAATTAACAATTATAATTATTCAATGATATTATTAGCGATTATATTTTTTATTATTGTAAAGTTGAATATTCAAATTTTGTTATCAATTGTGATAGTAATATTTTTATATATTAATATTAATGAAAATATAAAATTAAATGCTATTAAAAACAATGATGAAAAAACTTGTAAAGAATTACAGTTAATAAAAGATATTGAAAACATAGAACAAATTAATACTAATAATTTATATACTCACAATAATAAAAACAAAAATATTAAATTTATGAAAGAAAATGAAGAATTTATTAATATTATTTATAATATAAGATTTATTAAAAAATTTGATAAAACACGACATAATAATATTATTATTAATATGAATAAGCTAATGAAAATATATATGTATATATTATCAGATCGCTATGAAATAAATACATATTTACCTATTTTTAATGATACAAAAGATAATATTTTAGAATTACTTTATTCTATTATATTTGTAGTTCCCGATAGATTCAAACATATATATGGTTTTAATCCATATCAAGAAATAGAAACATCTACAAAAAATTTTATATTAAAGTATAATATTATGCTAAATATATTGATAAATTATGGGAAAATAGAAAAAAAATATGCACATATTAATTATGAAAAATATAAGCCATATGAAAAAAACAAAGAACATTATTTGCCATAATAATTGAAAACATTTTTTAAACAACATCAGATGTTAATGTAGTATATATTTTAACATTATCTAAATTTGCTGGAACAAAATCTTTATTTTTATCTAAACCTAAATAACTAATGTTTGATACTAAATCTATCATATCCCCCCCCTTTTTTATAACTACTTTCTTAGCTTTTGACTTTACTTGTTTTTTATTTTTATTAGAAGATGTAGTTATTTTTTTAACAACATCATTAAATTTTTTTTTATCGCCTTTTTTGTATGAATTCTCTAATTTAGGAATAATAAATATTAAAGTTTTCGAGAACGCTCTTAGTTTACTTTTTCCACCCGGGCAAGTATAGCAACCTCCTTCCATATACAAATCTTTATTTGTCATATTATTTAGTTTACCTCCTCTAATATTTTGTAAATATAAATAATTTACAAGTGAACCATTATTATTTTGATTACAACCATCAGTTGATTTAAAATTATCATTTCCAGGACACCATGACAATGATTGTTCGAGATTATCTACAATAACATTATTTGATATTTTTTGTTGATAAATAACATCTTCTGACATTCTGTTTCTTATAAGAGTACTTAATTCATTTTCATTATTTGTATTACCTCCAATTTTTTTTTTCATTATTATAATCTATAACTATATAAATATTATGTAATTTAATATAATAACAAAATAATGATAATTGAATATAGTGTAGAAGATCTTAGAGATTATTATAATAATTATTATGATGTAAATACTAATTACATTGATGATAAATATGAAATAATTGAAAATATTATATCTGATAATATTGATAATTTAAATGTTAGAAGTGAAATATTACATTATTTTCCCATATACTTAACAACAATGTCAGTAATACTAAGTTTTTATTATTACATATAATCTCATTACACATACAAATTCATATCTATATTTTATTTATTTTTATAGTTAGTAAAGAATGTCAGAAACTATTACACCACAAGGTACAACAAGAACAACATTCTCTATTGCTACAAATGATTTGGTAATTAATGGAGATGTTATAGCTGGTGGATTTATAGGCTCTGGTGGAAAAATAACAGATTTAAATATTAATAATGTTAAAACTGGTAACCCGTTAAGTAAATTATTTGGTGGTACAAATAATAGTGACTATAATGATGAAGGTATAGTTTTTAATAATAATTCAGAAAATAAATTATCTTCATCCTCTCTTTTACGATGGGATAATCAAGAAAATATATTATATATTAATAATAAAAATATAGTTCAAGATAGTTCAAATTACATTGAGTATACTTCTAATTATTTATTGAATAATATTCATGAAACCTCAAATATCATTATTGAAAATATTTTAGATCATATTGAACAAACCTTAGGTATTGATAATGTAAATGGTATACCTATAGCAAGTTCTACAAAGGCTGGTACAATTAAAGTAGGTGATGGTCTTTTCATTTCAGGTGAAGGATTTTTAAGTATAAATCCAGAGACAATAGAAATTAAAGTTCCTATAATTATTCCACAATTACCTCTTTTAAATTTATATCAAACAAAATTTAATTCAATATATAAAAAATATATATTAAATTATAATCCAAATAGAGGCACAAGATTTGATATTGATATATCATTGAATGATATAGGAACAAAATTGCCTTTTTGGTATAAATTTAATGAAATTATTGATATTGATGGTGGTAGAACAATTAGTAATACAGGCAATACAAGTGCTCTAAGTACAGCAAATTCTCAAAATACAAATTTAATTTTACATGGTAACGCAACAATATTACCAGTAAATAATGATGAATTAATATATGAATATACTCCTCTTAAAAATAAATATTTGGACTTAGATGGTGAATATGGAACATATGCAGAATTTAATGACAGTTGTGATATCAAAAAAATTTATAATACAGGTGAATTAGGCGGTGATGTAGTAGGATTAACCTTTGCATTTTGGTTTAAATGCAGTAATCCCGAAAATTCTAAAACTTTCATAATATATGGAAATAATAATTTTTCCGATTATGTAAATATATATATTAATAATAATAATAAATTAGTTGTTAATATTTTTAATTTTGGTAAAACAGAATATGAAATTTCTCAATATAATTTATTTGATGGTATTTGGAATCATTTTTGTTGGTCTATTGATGATGTAGGTAAATGGGAAATATACATTAATGGTATTAAAGAACCAGATATAACAGTTTATAAAATTATTAATTTATCGATTTCTTATGATGTTAGATATATTGGTAGATCAAGATTTGACGATACTGATAATACATTAGCATTTTCGATGTCTGATTATAGAATATATAATTGTGTTTTAACAACAGACGAAGTAATTGAATTATATAATTCTAACAACTATACCGAATATGATATTACATATTATGATGAATCAAGTAAAATGTCAGATGCTATAGTTATTGGTGCGGGTGGTGGTGGTAATGTTAATGGTGGTGGTGGTGCTGGTAAGATTGTATTTATTGAAAATGCAAATATATTAACAGGTACATTTAAAATACGTGTCGGTAGAGGAGGCTCAGGACAAAACACAACACAAAACAGTTCTTCTGGCAATAATACTACTTTACATACTATCGAAGCAGACGGGGGTGGTTCATTTGATGATATTGGTGGTTTAGGTGGTTCAGGATCAGGTAATGGAGGTACAAATACTGATAATTATACAGATTCGTTATCAGTATTTAATACAAATAATATACATTTTTTGGGTAATAATGGATATATTTTAAAAGGCGGTGGTGGTGGGGCAGGTACTGATGGATTTATTAATAATGGAGGAAATGGTTCTTTCGGAATTAATACATCTATTGTAAATGTTAATTTTAAAGAATATTTTGATTTACCAATTGATAATAGTGTAGGATACTATAATTCTGATGACGATAAATTATATTTAGCAGGAGGTGGTTCAAGTAATATATATGATGAAAATATAAGATATTATGGTTATGGTGGTGGTTGGTATAATAATAAAAGCGCTGTTGGTGGTGATGGTATAGTTATATTAAGATTTATTTATGAATTTATAGAAGATATCAATATACCCGAATCTGTATTAGATACTTCTAATTATGTTTTAAATACATCTAATAATTTAATGAGTCAATTACATTCATTAATATCAAGAATAGAAGCGCTTGAAACCTAATAATATATATTATATATATTTATTAGAGTTAATATTAAAAGATGAATTATAATATTATTAATTATGATTCGTCAAATATTATAATATTAAATAATATCGAAATTATATCAGGTACTTTGATGAAAAATGGTGTAGATATTATACAATCAACATCTAATTACATTGAATCCACATCAAATATAATAATTAATGAGATAACTAAATTGAATGCTGATAATATTACAAATGGTTCAGTAAATAAATTTATAAAAAACGATATATATAATGATAATTTAACAGTTAACAGTAATTTATATATAAATGGTACTGAAACAATTATTAATTCTAAATTATATACATCTAATATTATTGAAATTTTAAATAATACACAAAATACAGCATTTAGTATAAACCAGTATGACACTGGAAATGATGTGTTTAATGCATCAAATTTAACAGATGAAATATTTACGATTACATATGACGGTAGTGTAGG